TTATATTATTACTTATAGTGTACTCGCTGTTTTGAACCACTGCCCACACCCATCAAAACCACACACTCTCCCCTCCACGACGCTCTCCCGCTCCCCACAACCCCGGCAGCTCCGGCAGCAACAACCCCGGCAGCTCCAGCAGGCCCGGCAGGCCCGGCAGCTCCAGCAGGCCCGGCAGGCCCGGCAGCTCCGGCAGGCCCGGCAGCGAGCGGGCCAAGCCCTATGTTGCAACAGCTCGGCGAGGGCCTACAGCGCTTCGCCAAAGCGTTCGGCGGGAAAAAAGCCAAAGAGGTGTTGGCTGCGTACAACGCTAACACCATCACGGAAGTTGCAGCCGAAAACCAGCAACACCTGCTTGACTACCTCAACACCAACGCCCCCGCATAAGGACGCCCGCTATGGCCCCGGAGACGCGCACCCACGGTAAATACTCCCCGTCGCAGCTAGAACGAGTAGCTGTGTGCAAAGGGTCTATACGTGAGTGTGAGCGCGGGGCCATTGAGGTGCCGTCTGAGTACGGGAGCGAAGGTGACTTAGCGCACGAACTAGCCGCTACGGCGTTGGCGAGGGGAGAGCGAAGAGCGCTAGACGTGGCCTGCACGGTGCTCCCGTTCTCCCTGATGCCGATTGACAAAGACATGTGCAACGGCGTTCAGCTATACTTAGACTACGTGTTTGAGGCAGCGAGCCAAGACCCCGGCGCGCAGATAATAGTAGAGCAGAAAGTACACGTGCCTACCACTATGTGCAACGGCGAGGCTGACGGGCACTCTGACTGCCTAGTGTACCTACCTACGCTACGTAGGCTCTACGTAATAGACTTCAAGTATGGCGCGGGCATAGCAAAAGACGTAGAAGGCAACCTACAACTGCTCAGTTACGGCACTGGCGCGGTATTCGGCGGGACAATATCCCCGTCCATGGTTGACGAGGTTGTGCTTTGCATAGTACAGCCGAGAGCGTTCCACAAGTTCGGTCCGATACGCGACGTAACCGTTACGGTGGGAGAGCTAGTCGATCACGGCACGTGGCTTAACGGTCTCATAGACGAGTGCGAGAACCAAGACCAACCGCTAACCCCCGGCGAGGAGCAGTGTCGCTTTTGTCCGGCCAACGCAACGTGCAAAGCTTTCGAGAACGCTGCCCTAGCCACCATGATGGACGTACCAAACGTGCAACACGTGCACGCCCTACCAGACCCCGCGCACCTTAGCCTAGACCGGCTGAGCCACGTGCTAAGCGCTAAGAGTTTTGTTAGTCTGTGGTTCAACCGCGTAGAAGAGACCGCCACACACTTGGCTAAGCTTGGGTACCAGATACCCGGCATGAAACTCGTGGAGCCAGACGCGCGTAGGCAGTGGCACGAAAACGACGATAGCATAGCACGTAAGCTGGCGGTACTATCCGGCCTGACGTACGACGACTTCATGCCTCGTAAGCTTCTAAGTATAACCGAGGCTGAGAAGCTGCTGGTGGACACCTACCGCAGCAAGGTGAAGGGTAAGACTAAGAAGAACAACGCGTCTAAGAACGCACGACATGACATGGCGTTCCTCACGGTGAAGATGCCATCGTCTAACACTAAGCTGGTGACAGAAGACCATGCGTCCCCGGCAGTGTCCCCGGCTACACATTTTAGCCATGTTAAGCTAATAGGAGATGTTAAATGACTACGACAGTAATGCGGGATAGCATTGTGGGCGACGAGTGGATACGCCAGATGTGCGAGATCAACCCCGTCGGGCCCATCTTGGACCAAAACGGCGCGCCTACGGGTAACTTCTCTACCGGGCCGGTGCGCTTGGCATTCGTGGACCTAATGTCCCCCGCGAAGAAAGACGAACCGACAGACCCGGACAGCTACGGTTGCGCCGTGCTATTCCCGCCGTTTGCCAACTTGCAGCCGTTGGTGCAGGTGCTATGGGAAGAGCAGCACCGTGAGTTCGCTCACATGTTCGACGCTAACAGCCAGCGCTTCAACGGGATCGTTGACCCTTGGCACGACCAAGCCGAGAAGTCTCAGTACAACGGCTTTACGTCCGGCTGCTGGTACACCAACGTAAGCACCCGCTACCGCCCAAGCATTGTGGACATGCGCTACAACCCTATCGTGGACGAGAAGCGCGTTACGGGTGGTTGCTGGGCCATCCTATCGGTCAACGTGTACACGTACGGCAAGACCCCTCCGCGTCCGAAGAAGGGTTGCAAGCTCGGCCTACAGTCGGTGATGATCCTGCCTGCTGAGGACACGACGTTCGGCGGCGGCGGCCCCGATCCGCGCACCCAGTTTGCCGGTGTTAACGTGAAGCCCCCTGCCGGTCAAGCTGCTGACATGTTCGGCGCTCCGGGTGCTCCGGGTGCTCCGGGTGCTCCGGGGTTGCCGGGTATGCCGGGCGCTCCGACCTTGCCGGGCGCAGCAGGTGCGCCGGGTTTTCCTGCCCAACCTGCGGGGCCCGGTACGCCGAGCCCGCAGGCTCCGACTGGTTCTGCTGGACCTGCGGGGACGACATACCCTTCTAGCCCTGCTGCACCGGGTTTTCCTGCACCGGCTGCGGCTGCTGGACCGTCGGGCTATGCGGGTTCTGCGCAACCGACTGGGACACCATCCCTTTCTGACCCGGACGACATCACCAGCTTGCTCGGGTAGGGATCGACATGGTAGAGGCTCACCTTGATTTTGAGACACGCTCGGCGCTCGACCTTAACAAGGTGGGCCTGATGCCTTACGCCCAACACGACAGTACGGGGGTGTGGGGCTTCAAGTACCGCATAGGCGACGGACCAATGATGCAATGGCGTCCGGGGTACGACGACCCCCAGCCTATACTAGACCACATAGCGTTTGGTGGCACCTTTATAGCACACAACGCGTCGTTCGAACGCGTGATGTGGAACGAGCTGCTGCGTAAGCGCCGGGGCTACTCGCACTGGCCGGAACTACACGCGTGGCAGCAAACGTGCACCATGGCGCGCTCGCTAGCGATGAACCTGCCCGGCAAGCTAGAGGACTTAGGCCCAGCGCTCGGCCTCAACCAGCACAAAGACCTCGAAGGTAAGAAGTTAATGCTCAAGATGTGCAGGCCGCGAGGCGTGGACTTAGAGGGCAACTACGTGTGGTGGGATGAGCCAGATAAAGTAGAGCGGCTAATGGCGTACTGCGAACAGGACGTCGAGACTGAGACCGCAGTGGACCACAAAGTGCCCAACCTAACACAGTCGGAACAGTCGCTGTGGGTGTTCGACCAAATCATAAACGAACGAGGTGTGCGCGTGGACCTTAAGGTCGCTGAGCGCGCAGCCAAGCTCGTGGAGTACGCTAAGAAACAAGCCGACGCACGCATGCGCAAGATAACTAAAGGCGCAGTACGTAAGGTTACCGAAGTAGGCAAGCTCGCGGAGTGGGTTAACGCGCAAGGCGTAACGTGCGAAGCGGTAAACAAGGGTACGATCAAAGAGCTGCAAGTGGCCTCGTCACTGATGGGTTACCCGGACGTGGCCGAGGCGCTGACGCTAAGGTCGCACGCGTCTAAGACAAGCACGTCAAAGTATAAGAAAATGATGCAGTGCGCGGCGGATGGGGACGTGTTGTACTTCATGCTCGCGTTCCACGCTGCGTCCACTGGGCGCTGGGGAGGTAGAGGCGTGCAGCCGCAGAACCTACCGCGCTTTGACGAGGAGAACATCACCGAGGCCATGGCCGTCGGTTTCTTGGTGGAACTGCTAAACGACGACACGGTGGACATACCGGATGTCTATGAGCTGGTTGACGCGATCTACGGCAGCGTGCTGCTCTGGTGTTCTAAGGCGCTGCGCAGCATGTTCGTAGCGAGGGAAGGACATGAGTTTTGTGGGGGCGACTTCTCGAACATCGAAGGCCGGGTGAACGCGTGGCTGGCCGGTGAGCAGTGGAAGCTCAACGCGTTCGAAGCGTACGACGCAGGCGAAGGACCGGACTTGTACAAAGTGTCGTACTCCGCGTCGTTCGGGTGCTTGGTAGACGCTGTAACAAAGTCAATGCGGCAGATAGGTAAGGTACAAGAACTAGCGTCCGGCTATCAGGGAAGCATAGGCGCGTACCTCTCCATGGCCGACAACTACGGCATAGACATACACGAACTCGCTGCGGCTGTGCATGAGAACGCCGACAAGGAAGAGTTCGCTGCGATACTAGAGACGTACCCTAAAGCCAAAGACAAGAAAGGCTTGACGCCTTTCGTGTGGGCTGCGCTAAAGCTGCTAGTCACGCGCTGGCGCGCTGCACACCCGGCCATCGTACAAAGCTGGTGGAACTACCAAGACGCAGCTATCGAAGCGGTCATGAACCCCGGCACCGTGGTTGACGTGGCGGACATGTCGGACCACGGCTACATGAAGCAGGGCATGGTGCGCTACCTGTGTGACGGCAACTACCTGTTCTGCTGTCTCCCAAACAATCGCGTGCTAGCCTACGCCCAACCGACCGTGCACCAGACCAAGGTTACGCGCACTCGCAAAGACGGTACTGAATACGAAACGACTAAACGCACCGTACGCTACTGGGGTCGCGATAGCGACAGGGGAGGTAAGTGGAGTGAGCTGAGCCTCTACGGCGGCTTGCAGTGCGAGAACGTAGTGCAAGCGGTGGCCCGTGACCTACTTGCCGAGGCTATGTTTCGCGTAGAAGACGCTGGGTACAAAGTCATACTTACGGTGCACGACGAAATACTATCAGAGGTGCCTACGGGCTTTGGCTCCGTCGAGGAGTTCGTACGGTTTATGGAAATAAAAAGCCAGTGGGCAGACGGGCTACCCGTTAAGGTCGCTGCGTGGAAAGACACGAGGTACGTAAAATGAGCAATAACGTAGACATATCGGCATGCTTCAAGAAAGGCTCCCAGCCACATCGCCTATGGGAGCATGTGCGGGGTATGAAACACGACAGCGACCTCCCGATAACCGAGCTCTACCGGGTGTGCGTCGGTGTGCCAGACGTAAGCATGAGCCCCCGCAGCATGCAGCAAAAGCTCGGACCCATCATAGCGAGGGTGAACAAGCGCATAAAGGGCCACGCGGCGATTGTGCCGGGGCGCGTCAAGCGTAGCTACCGACTAGAGTTTACCAGCGAAGACTGAGGGGTCTGCCATGCAGGGGTCTAAGCTGGATGCAGCGTTAGCACTGGCGGCTAGAGGCTTTAAGGTTTTCCCTTTGAGGGAGAACGGTAAGCTGCCAGCCATAAAAGATTTCACCACGTTAGCCACGAGCGAGGCGGCCATAATCCGAGAGTGGTGGGCGAGCTCACTTACGGGTATAACGAAGGAATACAACGTTGGCGTGCTCACCACAGACATGGTGGTGGCAGACGTTGATGTGAAGATGGGTAAGCCGGGGCTTGAAGAGTACCTAGCGCTAGGCGGGCACTTCGACACGTTAACGGTGCGAACGCCTACCGGGGGTTACCACTGTTACTTCGTCGGGCCTGACAGCTCGCTCGCCCCGCTGGGTAAGGGTCTAGATATACGCTCGCATAACGGCTTTGTCGTGGGGCCGGGCAGTACGATTGACGGGACGCCCTACGAAGTCCTTTACGATCTTCCAATAGCGTACGTGCCGTTGCCTATTGAGCTAAAACTTAGGAGGCCCGGTACCCGTGCTGATAGAGAGCGCCAAGGTGTGGAGTTCGACACGCCTAACGCCATTGACATTGCTAGGCTCTGGCTCGAACGAGACGCGCCCGTAGCGGTAGAGGGCGCAGGCGGGGACTTGACGACATACTCGGTGGCCGCTCAGTTGCTGAGGGACTACGCGCTTACCGAAGAGACCGCGTTCGAGCTAATGATTGAACTGTGGAATGATAAGTGCGTACCTAGCTGGGATGCGGGCGAGCTTTGGGGCAAGGTGGAGAACGCATACAACTACGGTACTGGAGACTTAGGCGCTAAGCTACCGTCCGTGCTATTCAACGCGGTAGAGTTTGTTGACGTCAAGGCGGCCAACGAACCGGAGCCGAACGTCGTACGCTTCGGTAACGTGGTACCAATAGAGACGCTGCCTCCTAGGAACTGGCTGGTAGAGGGGCTGCTCATGAAGAAGGCCATAACGCTGCTACCAGCGGCTGGTGCTGCGGGCAAGTCTCTGCTAACGCTAACGATAGCTGCGCACCTAGCTGTAGGCAAGCCGCTAGGGAAGTACACTCCGCGCTACGCGTGCAAGTCGATAATATACAACGCCGAAGACGACATACCAGAACAGACCCGCAGGCTGTTCGCTATATGCGTGGAGTATAAGCTGGACTACCAAGAGGTGACACGCAACATAATGCTCCTCAGTAGCGATGTCTTCGACCTCCGCCTCGCGTCGTCCATGGGCCGCCAGATAGTGCAGAACACCGCGCACGTTGACTGGCTAAAGCAGGCCGCCAGCGCACCGGACGTCGGGATGTTGGTGCTTGACCCCCTGATCGAGCTCCACACTTGCGACGAGAGCGACCCGGCGCAGATGAAAGACCTTATGACGATCCTGCGCGGGATCATCCGCGAAGCAGATGTAGCACTGCTACTACCACACCACACGAGCAAGTCTAGCGGGACGGCGGGTGCTCCCCGTGCAGGCAACATCGACGCCGCTCGTGGCACGGGCGCTATAGCTAACGCTTGTCGCATAGCGGTTACGCTGTTCCCGGCGACCGATCAGGACCGTGAGCAGTTTGGTATCTCCGAGGAGGACCGCAACTTGTATGTCCGCCTCGACGACGCCAAGATGAACTTAACGCTAGCGTCTGCCAAGGCGTCTTGGTTCAAACGTACCACGATAAGCCTGTTCAACGGTGACGACGTAGGCGCGCTGAAATGGCATGACATGCAAGTTAACGAGGACACTCAGAAGCAGTACGTAGCGAGTGTCATGCTGGAGGTTATGCTCCGCGAGAACGTGGGGGCAATAAGCTTGAAGAAGGCTGCGGGCGAGTTGCAGAGCGCAGACCCGCTATACGAGCGCATGGGCGAGATGTCCGTGCGGAACAAGATCGAACGTTACCTACGGAGCCCTATAGTCCTTGAGGGCGGCATAGTGTCTTGCCAGCGTCGTAGCGAGAACGGTGTCGATAGAGTACAGGTGGTACTTGAGTAATGGCTATGAAAAGGTATGCCACTATAAGTGACTGCGGGAAGTACAGGTACGACCTACACAGGTGCTGGAACCCAGACGGCCCGAACGTCGTGTTCGTCATGCTTAACCCTAGCACCGCTGACGCGTCACTAGACGACCCAACGGTGCGCAGAGTTATGAGCTTCGCGATGGGGCTTGATTACGGCTCCGTTACCATAGTGAACCTATTTGCTATGAGAGCCACGTACCCGAGGGAGCTAAAGTTCAGCGACGACCCCGTTGGTCCGCTTAACGACAGCTACGTATCGCGAGCGTGCACAGGTACCGATAAGGTTGTGTGCGCGTGGGGGACGAACGGCTCTTTGTTCGAGCGCCACAACGAAGTTATGGAGTGGCTACCGCTACTAGCCCCTACGTTCGCCCTCCACATAAACATGGACGGGTCGCCAAAGCACCCGCTGTACATCGGTGCGAACGCGAACCTGATAGATTTTAAGAGGTGAGACATGATATGGTGTAACGCTGCCGTGTTCTGGGTCCAGCACTACGCGAGGCCCAAGTATAAAGAGACGTGGAAGACTTACTATACCGGAAAGCCCCTAGCGCAGCCTTGGTACTTTAGCTGGCTCCGCAGGTGGTAGCTCGCGATCACAGGTTATGCACGTTAAAAGGCCGGGGTGCGGCGCACACCCCGGCCTTAGCGCTTTCAGGCTCAACCCCACGAAGCCGACGCGCTACTTGTCTCTTTTAGCATTCAGCCATGCCAGTATCAAGGGCATAACGTTCTTGACAGCTCGCTCCCCGAAGAGGAAGCCAAGCACCAGAATGTTGATTACGACAAAAGCCACAGCTCTCAGGCCCTCGGTGTCGCTCGGCCACCCCTGCTCGCTGACCGTTATCTCAGGGCCCAGCGTCCACTGACCCGAGAACACCATGTAATCCATGTAAAGCGTCCCGAAGCCCCACACGGGCCGCTGAGCGCCCCGCAGGAACACCACGAGCCTACCGACTATGCCGAACTGCATAAGGTCTGAGGCGGTGCCTTCGAGCTGAGCGGCGCGTGCGGTTACCATACGCTCGGCGTCACTGGCCGCTTCGTTGGCGATCTGGGTGCGCTTGGTGATCTCTTGTTCGATGGTCACCTTAAGGCTCGCCTTCTGCTCGCCGGTCAGCCCGGAGGTCTCTCCCCCGGTCACGGCGTCCACGATCTCGACCACTCGGTCTGATAAGCCCCCGGTCAGCACGCCGAGTGCGGCGCGTGCTGTCTTGCCCACTATAGCGCCAAAGTCCATGTCAGCCTCCAACCACGTAGCGGTTATAGTTCGCGATGAACTCTTCTTCGGTACCCTTACCGAGCTCGGTGTTGTAGTGCTTCTTCCAGTAGGCAGCCATGCCCTCGACGGACGTAGGTATAGCGCCGGGCTTACGCAGATAGTGCATGCGACACATAGCCGTCGCGTACGCGAGGTTCCACACCAGCTCGGACGCGCCCCCGTTCACCATGTACTGCCCGCGTATCTCGCCAGCTAGGGCTTCACGGTACTGCAAGAAGTTGAGCCATATGTCGTCGTGCGTGTTCGGCTCCATCTGGAAGATGCCGAGCGCCGGACCGCCGCCGAGCTGCACGAGGAACGTGCCCATGCGGCTCTCTTGCGCAGCGGTGCCGAGTATCAAGTTGGTGGCCGCGTCAGAGTGCAAGCCTAGTCCGTGTAGCACGGGCTCGACTACGCGGGTCTTTAGTTGGTTAACGTTGATAGGCATTGGGGTCTCTCCTACTTTAGCCCTAGCTTACGCAGCCCAGCGTCTATGTACGCGCCAAGTGAGCTGCCAGTTATGAACGACCCACCGGCTACGCCAATGAGCACCTTAAACGCCGTGGACTTAACCTTCTTTATGTCGTTCTCGTGAGCGTCCACCACGGCTGCCAAACCTTTTAGGCCGGAAAGAGCTTCGGCGTGCTCTTTGACACGATCCGGCAAGTCGTGCATCGTTATTAGCTTACCGTCGATACGGTTAAGTACCTCGTCTAGGTTGTCTAGGCGTTTGTGCATGGAGCGCTGGCTGGCGCTTAGCTCGCCTATGGCTTTAGATACTTCGTCTATGCTACCCATTACGAAACCGCCCCTTTGACTTTGCGCACCAACACACGAACCGGCAAAGGGCCGCCTACCGCAGCAGGGTTGCCAAACACCCCTCCTGCGTCTTGGCACGCGGCGATAAGGTTGGTGGAGCCGGACTGCACAACTATCCCGTCGTCATCCTTCTGAGCGGCGCGGACGCCGTAACCCCCCGCACCCCCATACATAAAGCCTGTACTACCCCATTCGCCCGAATACAGCACTTGCGCCTCACATTGGACGCGAAAACCGGGGAAAGGATTGTCTTCATCGAGCCGTTGATTTGTGGTGATATTCGCGGGCGTGGCTTCGGTTCCGCCGTTGGGGTAAATGATCGCGAAGTCTATTTTCGCGTCCACTGCGTCCACTGCGTCCGCCGCCACCTGATCGGCGTAGTCCTTCGGCGCGCTGTCCATAGAAGAGAGCTGCTTGGCGAGCTTGAGTGCTTGACTGGTCATGCGACCTCCTTCACGCGTAGCGACGAGTACGTGCTCCCTCCGTGGAGGTTAGCCCCGCCGTGCGAGTTTAACGTTACGGTGTCAGAACCACCGCCCGACGAGTTGACCATGCGCAGTGCGACGTCGAAAGCTGACGAAGAGGGTGCAGAGAAACGGAAACGTCCAGATAAGGTGTTGTACCAACCGTTGCCGTTTATGTACGTCGTCCTAGTGAACGCAGCCTCGGTGGCGCTTGCCACGAAAACGCCTAGCGACGCGTTAACGGCTCCCGTGGCGGACAGCGCTACGTCGAACTCAACCTCTACGGTAGCCCCCGCGTCGGACGGGTCGAAACTTACGCTAAGAACTTCAACGCCATCCGTTACCTCGAACGGGTCGCCCAACGGAACCCCGCTCGCGTCAGAGAACACAGCGTTAGTCTGGGCGTACGCTGTGCCCGTCGCTACGTCGAGCTGGCGCTTTGTCACCGGGTGCAAGTCGTCGGTGGCGTCACCGGCTAGTTGGAACAGTCCGCTCATGGGCCCGTTGGTGCCATCACGCTTTAGGTACCTCCCGTCCGCCTCGCCCTTTTTGTAGGTGTCGGCTATATCGAACGTGCCGTACGCGTCTACCCACACCTGCGTCCCTTCTGGCACCCCCTCCTCCAGCGTCACGGTAGACCCGTCCGAAGCGACGAAGCCGCCGAAGCCTTCGTCCACCTCCACCCCGGCCACTAGGACGCGTATGTTACCCGCTTCGTACTGCAAGGTGACGCCGTTCTCGTCGGCTCCGGTGAACTCGGTCTGGCCGCCTACGGTGTCGTCCGCCACGAAGTAGTACACCGTGCGCGCCAGCTTGGACGCCGAACCGAACGGTAGCGCCGTCCAGTTGCGAGGCGTAACGTCCGCGTCCGCCACTAACGTCAGCCCAGAGCCCGGCAAGGTTAGCGACACTGGGTCCGTACTGCCCCCTATAGTGTCGGTCCCTGCCGGGCTTATGACCACCGAGTTAGTAGACGTGTCGTCATCGCGCTTCTTAATGTTAACAGTCCAAGGTTCGCCTAGGTCGTCTATCTCGTCTAGTGTGAACGCTATGTCTGCGTCCTCGTCGCGGGTGTCAACAGGGAACAGGTAGCCGTTTTGCGCGTTAACTACGTCTAACGTGAAGTCCGCGTTGACCTGCACGACTTCGTCCCTCGCTACGGATAGCGCCCAGCTCTGGGCCTCGGACGCGCTAGCTGCTGAGTTCGACGCTTGGGTGGTAGCTATACCCGCTTGCGTGGTCGCGGTGTCGGCTTGCGTAGTGGCTATAACTGCTTGCGCAGTAGCTGTAACTGCTTGCGCAGTAGCTATGTCGGCCTGCTCTGTGGCGAGCTCCACTAGGGCGTCCGGGTCGCTATCCGTGAACTCCCACCCGTCAGCCCCTGCGTTAACTCGCGGTACGCGACCAGCTACCAGTGGGGGTAGCACGTTACTGTTACCGGACACATCCGTTTCTGCGACTTGCAGCGAGCGGTTAAGCCCTTCGTTAAGCTGCTGAAAGCGCATAGCTGTGCGGTCGAACTCAAGCGACACTTGGTCCCGCAGCCGCGCTAGCGTAGGCGTCATGTCCGTCAGCATGTTCATATTGCGGCGGATGACTATACTGTCTTCTTCGTCCCCGTCCGCAGCGATCATAGCGTCTATCTTGCTTATGAGCGACGCGGTTGGGGTAACGATGAAGTCTTCGTAGTCGTCGTCTGGGTTTAGCGTAACGGTGTAGTCCGTGTCTAGCGTGGCCGTATAGCCCGCCAGACCGTAGAGCACTACCACGTCGTCTTCGCCGAACACCGGCCACGACACGCTTATGTCCACGCTCGCCACGGGGTTGTAGAACTTGCTCGCTAGCGTTTCTGTTCCTACACTCACTGTACTACCCCTTCAAAACTAGGTGCTCGTTCCGGCGCTCGGTCCCCCGCGCTCCACCAGCTCTCGTTGCCAAAGTCCTTGCGACGTTTGCGCTCGCGATTAGCACGCGACCTGTACACTTTAGGGTCTGCCAGCTCTTGCAGGCGGTCGAAAACTTCGCGCTCCAGAGCGAGGCGGGCCCACCACACGGACGACCCCGGCGTGTATCGCCGTGCCCATTCTACAGCTTTTGCGGCTGTTGTGCTATCAAAGTCTTCATCGCCCAGCGCGCCTACCGTCTCCGCCCATTTGAAGGCGTCGCCGAACGCCAGTTGCGTGGTGTCAGCTAGGAAGCCTCCGAGCGGTCCGGCAAGCATGTCCTGCGGGCCTCTGCCGTGCTCGTTGATGCCCGAGAACAGGAAGTCCCCCCAGATACTGAGCGCGCCCCCGGACAGAAAAGCCTTGCCCAGAAAAGCGGGGTTGTCCATCGGCAAGGGGTCGCGCCCTTTACTCATTTCACGTAGCTGTGTGCCTAGCGCGCCTACCATGGTCATGCCAGCACCAAGCCCAGCGATGAACTTTAGCCGGGTCATCTTGTCGGGCTGCGCTAGCGCTAAGCGCCCGTATATCATCTGGAAAGAGATAGGGAAATTCTTGTACATGCTAAAGCTGTACAGTATAGCGCCTACAAGGGTGTCCGGTCGCGTAGTGTCACGGAGGCGCACGGTACCCTCTATGGTGCTTTCCGGTACCATCTTACGGCTCTCTTCGAACACCATGCCCTGAAACTTACGATACAGCTCCTCTCTGTTCTTTAACCCGGTCTCAAGCACGTCAATTGGCCGCATGAAGTTTACGTCCTTGCGCGGCGACCATGCCTGTACGGCCCCGCGCATCGCGTCCCAGTCAGCCGGGGTTATGTTATAGCGCTGCATCACTGCCTTGAACGGTAGCTTGTCGAAGTCCGTGTCGCGCATGCGCTGCATCAGCCCCATAAATTCTGCTTGTGCGGACCAACGGGCGGAGCGCGTGTGGGGGCCTAACAGCGAAGCGCGCATTGTCACATCGCTTATACGTCGCGTGGCAGCGGGCCCGACCGTAGCGACCCCCGTAAAGCGTTGCGCGCCGTACGTCGCCATCACTGTCTCGTCCATGACGAAGCCCGACTGCGCCGCTATGCTCTCCATGAATTTCTTGTCCGTTGCGATAGACTTCACGTAGTAGTCTACCCCGCTAAACATATTCATGCCGTTAAGTGCACGCACCGCAGCAGTCTGCATAAAGTCGCCCGGTATAGCCAGAAACGCAGCACTACCTAACTGCGCGGACGTTAGTATGTTCGACACGCCTGTTACCGTAGTGCCGAGCACGCTGTTGGGGTCCATAGGGTTTTCGCGCATAGCAACGTCGAACATCTTGTCGAACGTGTTTTTCATTTCGGCCTCGGCGGCGGCCACGGCCTTGCCACCTTTCTTAGCCGCTGCCCGCCGTACCAACCCGTGCAGGTTGTCTCGGGCTAGGTCTGGGTTCGGGCCGAACGTCTGCACCGCAGCGATCTTGTGCGCCATATCGTCTAGGTGGTGTACCATCGTGTCGAACACGTTGCCATCACTGAACTCGTCATGGACTTTTAGCCACGCGTCTGCGTTCTTGAACACAAGGAAGCGGTGCTTGTCCAGCGCGTTGCCTAACGCCTTACCGTGGCCTCGTAGGCCCTTCGTGTCCAGCTTTATCGCGCCGTTGGTAGTCAGGGTCTTGTACACGAAGTCCAACACACGCTGCCTATCCTGAGCCGCTATAGGCGACCCGTCCGGCCAGCGCATTTTGCCCCAGTCAAGCGCGTCCTGCATAGTGGCGCTCCACTTATCGAAGCCCGCGCGTATCAGCCTCGCAGCGTTCTGGCCTTGTGGCAGGTACGCGCCGCTCAGCTTACGCATGGAGCCGCCAGCGGCGTTGAACATATCGACGGACAGGTCGGAGGACTTCTTCCACGCGTCAGCTAGCTGCTTAGCTAGCCGGTCCCCTGTAGCCTCCCCGAGCATTTCACGTATCGCGTTCGGTAGGTGGGCTTTGCCACGCTGCATCCCGTACGCGCCTTTGCCGAGGCGGTCAAGCACGCTGCTGAACGCTTGGAACAGCACGCCACGGGTTGTCTCTTTGTTAGTCGAGTACGACATGCCCGAGAAGCGCGGGTCGTCTTCCACGAGGCTTATAGCCGCGCGCGCTATGGCGACGCCGCCCGTGTCATCCGGCTTGTCCCACGTAAGCGCGTGCGTATCCACGCCGCCTTCTACGGCCTGCTGTATGCGCGACCTGTGCTCGCTCATTACGCGTATGGACTTTAGACGCCGCTTGTACGCCTCAGCTTTCTCGTACTCCATCTCGCGCACAGCACGGTCAGCCGCTAGGGACGCGGCCTCGCCCTCCGTACGGCCTTCGGCACGGTAACCCTCGTACAGCCCGTTATAGCGCGCTGCTATCTCGTCTATACGTTTTTGCCCGAACCCAGCGTCTTTAAGGTTCTGCACTACGCAGTCTAGGAAGCCTTGCTTATTGAGCATGTCAGCACCGATTGTAATTCGAGTTCATCCTGTTTAGCCTCTTCGATGAACTCGCGCAAGGTAAGTTCGCGTGTGCCATCGCCGTCTAGCGCTTCTACCACGATCCGGTCTTCGTCAAGGTCAAACACTTGACCGTCTATCTCGACCTGCGTGTCGTCTGGCTTGACCGAGTTCATAGACGAGCGGAACGCATTGGCGTCTGCGTCAGCCACGGCTATTTCACGCTCCATCGCTCTGGACACAACGTCAGCGGCGTCGTCCGCTATAGTAGCAGCGTCGGCTATGTCCGGGTGGTTTTGCATGACGCTATCGACAGGCGTTGTCGCCGGGGTCTCCGCGTTAGCCTCAAACACCTCTTGGTTAACTCTTCGGGTGTTCGCCTCACGTATCATATCGACGGTGGCCTCAAGCTCTTTTTCAACCGGGGCCCATTGGCCTCGCGCCCTAGCGTACGAGCGTGACATTACCGGAGCCATATCGCGCATCTTCTCGTCAAGGCGCATTATCTCTCTTCGCACTGCGCGCATGCTATCGGTATCTTTGTTTAGCACCGCTTCTAGCTTGGCGTCTCTTTCAGCCTCTAGCTTATCAGCTCGCGCGTTTAGTTTCTTGGCGTTCTTTTGGTTAGCCACGGACGCCTTGGCCCGTAGCTTAGCGGCCTCTGCGGCCACGTCCTGTACGTCTTCAAACGCTTGGCGTTGCTTTGCGTTGTCCAGCGCCTCTATGTCCTCGCGCAGTACCTTCTTCTGCGCCACTAAGTCGTCGTACACTTTGAAGGTCTGAGGGTCTATCTGCCTCGCCATACCGTCGAGGTCCGCACCGGCCACCCGTATGTCGAACTCGCTATTCGTGTTAGCGCGCACAACCGGCCCTACTGCTGTGTCCCCGCTGAACGTAGGGTTGAGCCTCCAAGGCTGCGGGCCGTTCCAGTCGTCAAGCTGCGCAACAACTGCGGCTAGGTCGGTGTCAGTGCGGAGGTTGGCGCTAGGCGGCCCTGACCAAGGTGAGCGCTCGTTAATGCTGCGCGTATAGTCAGCCACCCGGAACTCAGTCGCCCTTACGTCGACTGGGGCGCGTGGCGCTTCTGGCGCGATCTCAGATACCTGAGCTGCACTAGGCATATCAAGCGGCGTCTCGCCCCTGCTGAACCAACGACGCGCTAGCACGCCCGCGCCCTCAGCTACGCCTTGCAGCGCTGCGCCGCCTACAGCGGAGAAGCCGACCCTAAGTGCCGCGTCAGCCACGCCGTGATTAAGGCCGAGCAGCCTACGGTTCTCTTGGACGCCTGTGGCTTGGTTTACGGCCTCAATCGCACCCTGCCCTATGGCCTGCGTGGCTATGCGGCCAACAATGGATTTGCCCGCGCCGCCTATCGGTAGCGTTGCGAAGTTGAACGGGTCCGTGCGCGGGTCCACAGACGCTAGCACGCCCCCCACGAACTGGCCGACTGAACCGCCCATCGTAGTCGGGCTGAACTCCAAGTCCGCCTCAGCGCGCTGTGCGGACTTCTGGACCTCACCGAACACCTCGCGCACAGTGGATACCTTCATCCCGTTTTCGCGGGCACGCATCACGGCGTCATCGTACCTGTCGAGCTCGAACACTTGCTCGGGTGTTAGCCCTTCACCGTCCACCAAGTAGCGCGCTAGGTCCGCGTAGTCGGCTATGTCGCCTATGCGCGGCGCTTTGCTGCCGTCTGACTGCGCGACCCAACTCTTAGCCTGCGCGTCGTCATTCTCCCCGAAGAAGTGCTCAAGCCCGTATACGGACGAGTTGCGCACCTGCTCTTCGTAAGCGATGTTGAAACCTTCGTAGAAGCCTGCCGTTGGCCCGTACGCCACAGCGCCTGACGGGCCGTCGTCGAACGCTGGGTTTACGGTATCAAATATACTCACTCTGCACCCCCAAGCTCGTCAACCACGTTGCTGTAGCGAGACCTGCGCTCTTTCCTAGCCAGTGCTGCTGGCAGCTCGGCCTCTTGGGCCTTGACCTCAGACACGGCGTCACGCACCCGCTCGACGGACGAGTTAAAGCTGCCTGCGTTTATACGTATGGTGTACAGCTCGGAGCGTCCCGTCGAGTTAGCACGCCCAGTTGTGAGGTACTGTCCGTCTAGCTTCACCCGGTACACGCCGCTACCTACCGCCTCTAACGTAGCGTTGTTGCGAAGGTCCGCAGCGTCAACCGTGTCGCCGTTGAGGTACTTCGGCGCTAGTCCTGTAGTGCTAAGCGCGGCCCAGCCGTTTACGTCCGAGTAGTACATCCAGTCTTCTAAAGCGTCCTGCCTCACACCTACCGGGAGCACGGTCTCCACACCGTTAACCTCACCGAGCACTGGGGATGCAGAGCTACCACCCAACACGTAGTTAAGCGACGCCTCGAACGCATCGGCGTCAACACCTTTGTTACCTTGGCGCGTGTGCGTCTGTACGTAATGCGCGTAGGCAGCGTCTAACGTAGTCTGCCAAGCGCTGCCGGTAGCGGCGTCGCTACCCATGGAGCCGACGAGCTGGCTTATGCGTCCACCGAACTGGTCAACCACGTCAGCCTTGTTTAACTGCATAGCTGTCGCGTACTCCGGGTTGTTATCTATGAACGTTTGCCCGCGCACGACGTCATACGCAGCGGACCCATCGCCTCCGTGCCACAACAGCCCGGACGCGTGACCGTACACGTTACCGGCAGCGCCCAACTGCTTATACGCAGCTTGAGACAGAACTGGGCCCATGGCGTCGAATAGCGCCATCGTCTCTAGCTTAGCGTCCGGGTTGTCTCCGGCCATTACGTTTTGGTACTTATTGACTTCGGCGGGCTCAAGCGGCTTGACTTGGTTCAGCGGTACGCGCCACGTGTCACTTACCAGTTTAGCTGCCTGAGCGCGGCGGCGTACGCTGTCTTGGTCCGTTATCTCGTCGAACTGCACGATACCGGCCTCACGTGCGTAGCCCATCATGTTGTCTTTAATCTTACGTTCAGCAGACGTCGCCAGCTTATCTAAGAACTCAGCGTCTTCGTACGCGGCACGTCCCGGTGCGGCCACGAACTTTCCAGCTATGCCGTTGTACAGCTCGCCTATGGTGACAGACTGGTTGTCCTCCCCGTAGAACAGTCCGGGGTTGGCTTTGGCTTCACGCGGGAACACCTCTTCGGCGCTTAGCGTCTCGTCCATCTGGTACGCGCGAATAAGTGCATCCGCACCTGCGGGGCCTAGTAGGTGCGCCATGTACGTCTCAGCGTCTGACACGCCGCGCCCGAGCGAACCTTCTAGGTACGTGCGGTTATTTATGGCTAGCACAGACGCAGCTTTAGCGGACAGTACAGGGTCCGAGCGCATTGCCAGCAGCTCTTCGTCCGACATGTCCGAGCTGCCCGGTACGAGCGCGTCCCCCGCGTCCCTAACCACGTCGAGCCAAGTGCCTTTAGTGAACTGGAACAGCCCCGTGGCCGAGGACGTGGAGGCTTGCACCCCGTAGTCGCCAGAGGCCATCTCTCCGCCGTACTCTACCTTAGCGACGGTGGAGAGGTAAGACGCAGATACCTGCCCGGAGGAGTACGCGGTGGCTTCGTTCACAGCCACTTCGACTGCTTCTGGCACGTCTGACGCCCGGCTGCGCGCTTCTGCGGCTCGGGCTTTTATCTGCGTAGGGTGCTGGCCTTTATAGTTACCAAGCAACATCTGGTCTCGCGCTGTACGAGCTAGTTTGCTCGCTAGCTGCACGTCACCAGCCTCCGTAACCTGATCGTTGGCCGCTTGGAGTTCGTCTCGCGTAACAACCTCGCCGCTGTCTGTGCGAGACGCAAGGTCGTTTACGTTTGTGCGCGCGCTGGCAACGGCAGCGGTGCGGAGCTTGGCGCGCTTACTCTCGACGCTATCTACAACGCTGTCAAAGTCCTCCGGCGTGAGCCTGCTCTGCCAGTCGTCACGCTTTAGCTCCTCTCGAAGCGCGTCCAAGTCGTCAGTAGAGCGCGCCTCGTCTAACTGACCGTCGAACCTAGCCTTAGCCACGTTTCGCGCCCATGCAGTTTTGCTGCCAGAGTTGTTAAACGCGGGGTACGTTGCTATCACATCGTTACCGAGCGCGAGCGCGTCGTCATAAGCAGACGGGTCTACGCGTACACGGTTCTCCAGCGACGTAAGCGACACACCCACCTGCTGCTTATCGTACGCGTTGCGCCTCGCCACGGACTGCTCCGCTGCTTTGCTGAATATCTCACCCGCCCTATTGTTCCAATAGTTCCTGAACGCAACGCGCACGTCGTCGTTCTCTAGCTGGTCTGACGTTTCGTCAAGCCACGTTGAGTACGCATCGCGCGTCAGCTCCACTATGTCGCTACCGTCTTCTGCGGCTGCCTCAGACGCGCCTAGCAGCGCAGGCGTCGGGTCGTACTGGGCCTTGGCGTTAGCCAGCCCGGTCTCCAGTTCTTTCTGCTCTTTTACCTTCTCCAGCTTGTTAGCTGTTGCGGCCACTTTATACAAGGCAGACGACACGCTGGCGGCCCCCGCGCCTGCATATTGCGAGCCACTATCTAGGCTAGCCCCGCTTACACGGGACTGCGGCAGGTACGCACTAGGGCGCGCAGACGTTGCTGCTATAGAGGGTTGGGCTATCGGAATACGTCCCATGGATCACCTACTCATAACCAGCGGCTATAGAAGCGCCGCCTATGGCCTCCCCGGCCATTTTGTAATAGCTCGCGGAGCGGGCGGCCTTGCCACGGGCCCTCGCCGCCTGAGCCTCGAAACCTGCGGTGTTGTAGTCGTCTTGGAGCCCGAGAACCTGTAGCGCGCTTTCGTAACCGGCCATATCGCCTTGGTACTCTATGCGCTGCGCGTCCAGCTCACCGGCTATAGCTGCGTCTTCCACCACCTGTAGCGGCGTACCTGCCATGTCGAAACCGGACGCTCCGTAGTATGAGCGTATCGACGCGAGCCTGCGGCGCACCTCGCCACGTTTCTCCGAGGCGTCGATACGGTACTGCTCGGCGGTTAGCCGCTGCTTAGTTTGAGCTATCTCTTGGTTGCGTTTGGATACCGCTTGGTTGTACTCAGCCGCGTTGGCAGCGGTCTCGGCCTGCGCTTGCGCCGCCATGCCCTGCTGGTTCGCAGATAGCACCCCTAGAACTGTTGCGGCTACTGCTGCATATACTGCCATTACTTGTGCCTCACGTACGTTACGGCCTCGACGCCGAGCTCAGCATACGAAACGTCCAACCCGGCTTTACTCGGTCCCGGCTTGAAACCCAAAATCTGGACCCACCGTTCGCCTTCGGGGAAGCCCGTCATAACTGCCGTCTCAAACCGGGCTGCGGGGAACATCCGCATGAGCGCCTGACAGCGCCTAGTGACGGGTATAATGGACGATCCTATGTGTTTTGACAAGAGGGCCCAGACTATAGCGGTGTGCGCGTCAAAAGCCAGTATACCGGCGCACGCTACGCACCTCCCGTCTTTAAAGGCGCTGTACGCGGCTGTGCCTTCTAGGTAGTCTTGTACTGCTGGTTCACTTAAGAAGGCGACGTCCACGCTTTGCGCCGGTTGGGGGTCAACGCATTTAACGTGTCCTCCCTTAAAGCGTGTAAGTATCATGTGCTATCCGTCCTGTGTGTGCATCTGTGGCATTATGGATATTAGGTTAAACGGCAGGGGCAACGTTTGCCTGACGGCCACCGTACCGCGCTTGCTGTAGCCCGCGTCCACGGCGATGGGCTCCGTTATGCCGGAGCGCAGCTCGTTGGTTTCCATCTCGCTGTAAGGGGCCTCGTCGTAGTTTATGGCGTCCCACACGAAGGCTTTATTAACCTCGTCCCACAGCCCGACTTCACCTCCATAGGTGTCCCACACTTCCATGCGCACCTGCTGCATGCGTTTAGACTTACCTTGCGCTGTGCCGCTGGCAGAGCCCGCGTCTATGCGCGACGTCTCAAGCTCGGACGTATACTGCAACCCGACCACTACGTCAGTGGCTTCCTGCGGCAACTCTATGGCCCCGCCTTCTACAGTTATAGGGTCGAACGGCACGCCGTCCATCAGACCAACTACAGCTTCCCCCTCAAGGTGGCCGAGACCGTACACGACCGCCTGCGGTGCGCCAAAGGTGCCAGACAGCCCACAGTCTACGAACTTAGCGTCGTTAACCTCGCTGTCAAAGTCCCAGAACGGGCTAAGGCGCTCTATGTACCTGCGCTCAACCTCGCCTACAGTGCGCTTAACGACCATCCACAGTATGTCCTGCCTTTCGTCGTTAGACGGTATGACGGCTATACTTTCGACTTGACCGCCGACGTCTTGCCGGTGCCACCCTACTACATTCTCGTCCCGGTTGTATGTTAGCCCCGCGAGCTTACCGCTGTCCTGCCTCAGCCATACTATACTGTGAGGCTCCGCAGCGTAGTCTATGTCTGCGAACCTGTCGCTACCTATGTGCGACGCAAAAATAGACATGGACGGCGCTTTATAGCCGTCAACCTCGTACACGTAGGCTAGCTCTCGCACTTGCCTGCGCGCTCGCTGTACGTATAGCACCTGCTTATCTATCGCGACGCCCTGTATATCGGCAGACCCACGCTTCGTGCTACGACGTGCGCGTATGTTAGTTGGGCCGATAGACTTCTGCGTGTCCGGCGCGGTAACAGTCCACTCGCCGCTACCAGTCCCTATAAGTATCGCCTGCTCGTCCGTCTCCAGCCAGCGTATGCGAGCCAGCTTGCGCGAGCGCAATTTAACGTTTATGGCGCTATCGTCTAGCACCTCCCCTAGGTAGTCAGCTTCGCGCATCGTTTCATACGCGCCCTGCACGGAGCCCACCAACGTATCCGGCGACCCAGCGGAGCCACCCATGAACATACGGTCGTCGTAGAATATGCCGCACGTAGGCCACCCGGTAGTGTCGGACCATATGCCTAGCTTCCAGCGCGATAGCGCGTCTGTGTTGGGGAACGCTGCGTCTTCGATAGTGCCTTCTATCTCGGTCGTGGAGTTGACAGCCGTTATACGGTACGGACGCCATATTGTGTCTGTGCCCTGCACCCGTACGAGCCGCCCGACGTCTGTGCTAACGAAACCGGAACCACCGTTCACCCCGGCTGTGCCGCTGGCCGTCAGCGTTACTGTTGACGACGCTTGAGACATTATGACCAGTGCGGCTACGCGCGGCTTGATGTTCCCGTTACGCGTGCACGCGCTTATGTTTAAGCGGTACTGTGTGTAGCTAGTTTCGTTGTTAAGCTCGAACAGCAGCGACCTGCCGCCGTCGTACAGGACGTAGCCGGACCTAGCGTCCAAGACCACCCAGTCAGACCCGTCGTAGCCCTCGAACGTCCAATCCCCCGGCGCGAAGTCGTCATACGCGTACGAGGTGTTTGTGTTGTTCTTGGCTAGGTATATGCTGTACGACTTAGCGGCGAACGCAGTAGTTGGCGTGAATATAAGTATGCCGCTTTGGTCTACGTTGCTCTCCCAGAAGGTGCTCTTGTCCTCGTCAAACGCGTTAGCCGGAGTGTTCCCGGTAGAGTTGCTGCTAGCGCTGGCTGTGCCTAGCGCGTTCGTTGACGCGTTTCCGGTTGCGTCTGGGGTTAGCGTAACCCCGTCTTCGTTCTCTTCGTCGTACGGCCCGTCCACGAACTCTATGTCCGTAAGCGTCCAGTTAGTCGCCCCGAAGCGCGCTAGTTTCTTTGGACGGTAGCCGTCACAGAACAAGTACAAGACGTCAACAGACTGTATGACGCGTACTTTAGAAACGTCCTCTTCTTGGTACTCAGCGTCCACGTGGTACACGCGGGCCACGGTCGCGCCTGACACGTCTAACGCTTCTGGGTTACTGTACGTGGCGTCCAGCGTGTACTCGTCACCGGATACCGCCGTGACGCCGCATACGACGCCATTCAGGTTAAGTGAGGCTGGCAGCCCCGCTAGCGCAACTTGGTCGCCAACGGACGCCGCCAACCCGGCAGCTTCTACGACAAATGGGTCGTCGTCAACCACGGACGACACAGATACTGCGGTGTACGTCAACAACCCCTGCTCGTCTATGAACCTTATACGCCCCTCTGCTATCTCAACAATCTGCGCCTGTTCGTTGTTAAACTCGAACGGCACTATAGCGGACTTCTTAGCCTCGTCGTAAACAGGCTGGACGAACACCGTACCAGACCTACGTAGCATAGGCCCTTGCTGCGTGGGTACGAAGTTCAGCATATAGCGCATGGACGCTGGGTATTTGTCCCAGTCCGTGCGGCCCTGCATCAGTACGGATATTTCGCCAGCGTTGCCTGAGCGTATGATCGGTTCGACTTTTACCATGTCAACCTACCCAGCGGTTAGTTACCCAGCTAAACGCCTCAGCGTTGCCTTCGTCTTCTTCGTCGGATACGTCGCCGCTGCCAGCCACCATGGAGTTGGTCTTACGTGCCAACTTAACCGCGTCGGCGTACATAGCTTTCGCCTCGGCCTTCTTCGAGTTAGATTGCGTTATAAGCTCCGCGCACTCGACGGCTACCCGGCACGCTAGCACGTCCGCAAACATAGGGTCGAACTGGCTTTCTGGCCTATTTATCACGAACTCCACCGTGAGCTCAGGATGGCGCGACCATAGGTACGCCCCGCGCTGCACCCAGTCGGTTGACTTCTGGCGCACCGGACGCAGCGCGTCGTTCGGCATAGAGTACGCGTACGAGCGCTCTGGGTCCGTCTGGCCGCTTGTGGGTTCGGTGGGGGTTAGCTTGCGCAGCTCAAGCGCGAAGCGCCAACGGTTGGCGCATAGCTCCATCTCTTTCCAGAACGGGTAGCCTTCGGCGCAGTGCCGCTCTAAAGAGGACTTAGGGGGTGATATGCCAGATATGCGCGAGGCCGCCAGCTTTGACAGGCCAAGGTTGATAACCTTAACACTGGTGGACATGGCGGCCTCCCGCTTTAGGTGTTATTCGTACAGGTACGCAATGTACCCTTCGATGGTCGCAGCGTCCGGTACCGCCGCGTCGTTCACTTGCGCGGTGATAACCACGCCTTCGCGTGAGTAGATGTCGAACTTGATACTGGTACCAAGCGCGGCACCGGCCACGGCGTTTTCGACGTCGATGTTCGCAGCAAGAGCGTCAAGGTCTTCGGCTTCGAGGGTGCCGTCAGCCTTGGTGTTGTACGCACGATGTCCGAAGTCGAGGGTGCGGGCAGCCCCCATAGCGGACGTCGAATAGCGAGACAAGCCCGGAAGTACGCGAACGTTACCGGGCGGGAGCTTGCACAGGTCAGCGGTGCTACCCGCGTCGCCCGCACCAACCTGCGTGAAGCTAAAGTACGCGAAGCGCAGCTTAGCATGACGGGACATGACCGGGATCGTGCCGCCGCTCATTTCCACGCTGTTCTGTTCAGTAACAGCCATAGTATCCTCCTACATGTGCTGTTGTTACGTAGCATCAAGCGCACAGCCTGTGCGCCGCGTCTTACGACACAGCGCGCAGGGTCTGTAGCTGGAACACTTTGTCTTCTTCGAGACGCGTAGCGCCTACGGTGAAGGTGGCGTGGATTTGCTTGATGTTGTTCTTGTCAGCACGGTTGCCGATGGTGATTGTCAAGTCTTCCCACTTACCCATGTGCATGCCGTCCATCACCCAAACCGGAAGGTTACGGATCATGTTCGTGCTGACGATCTCTTGCGGGATCGACTTGCCACTTAGGTTATCACCACGGTCTTCGTACGGAATGAACGTAAAGCCCATGAAGCGCGAGATTTCGCCGTCCACCAGCGGCTTGACCGCGTTGTAGTCGGAGTTCGTTGCCTGCGTTTCGCCGAGAAGATCGTCGATCTCGTCTGCGGTAACGGCGATCATAGGCTTCGCTGTACGTAGGTCGAGGTGGCGTTTCTTCATAAGCTTGCGCACTGCACGCAGCTTGGCGACTGTCAGCCCGGCAGAGCCGTGCACGACTTGGTTTGCAGACTTGAATGAGCTGTCGGTGGTGCCGTCCTTGCCAGTCTTAGCGACGGCGAAGAACTTGCCCATGACGACTTCATCCATCTTACGCGCCGCAGCTTCACGCATGCGTTCGGCGTAAGGGCTGGTCGGATCGTAGATCATTTTCAGCGTGTCGAGACGATCAACCAATACAGCGCAGTCGTACTCAGTGCCCACGACCCAACGTTGGGTGTGTTCGAGCTGAGTGAGCTGGGTGTCGCTGTACGGGGTGTCGCGCTCGACAAATTCAACCGGACCGATGAAATTGACGACCTGCGCCTTTTCACCCGTGTATCCGCTTGAGGTAACGTACGGGTACAGGATGCCGCCCTGCTTGTCGAGCAGTGCCTGTACGTTGGCCGTGTACATCTTAACGTGATGTTCCGGCACACTGTAGGTTGCAAGCGTTTCAGCCATGATAATACCCCTGAAAGGTGACAGGTGACGAGGGGTGTTCGCGCTCGCGGCCCTCAGTGTGTAAAAGGGAGCCGAACATATCGGCTCCCCGTAAACTACGCGTTAGCTAGATCGGTGTCAAGCGCCTAGCCAATGCGCTCGAACAGCTTAAGCATCTTCGTCATAGCCGCTTCGTGCTCGGGGTGCGACTTGTCGTTGTACTTAGCGGTGAACGCCGGGTCGCCCATGAGCTTATCGGCCTCGGCCTTAGCCTGCGCCGAGCTCATGGTGCTGGGGTCATTAGGGTCGCCGCCTTCACCACCGGGACGCGGTAGAGGTTCGCCGCTGCGCATGCCAAGCGTAGTGAACAGCTCGACAACGGCTGCCGTACCGATGTTGTTGTCGAGCGCGTCAATCACGTGCTCTGGTACGCCCGCGCGTTTAACGAAGTCCTTGCCCGCCGCTATGGCCGGATCGAACTTGTCGCCAAGGTTCGTACGCAGCGCGTTCATGTCTTTTTCGTTCTGGTCACGCCATGCCGCCTCGTTCGCAGCGTTGTATTCTGGTATAAGTTTGTTCCACACTTCCATGCCAGCCTGCGCCTCGGCGGGGCTAGCGCCAAGCGCGTGGAACACCTGCTTACCGATATTAACAAGGCCGGGGTCGATCTGCACGTCGTTTGGCAGGTTAAATTCGTACGCGTCAGGCGCTTCTGGGCGTCCCTTCGCTTTGTAGAACGCAGCCATCTGCTCTGGCGTAGCGCCTTCGCCCGGCAGGTCTACCACGTTAGGGTTGCCGTTCTGTAGCTTGAGCAGGTTGTGGTACGCCATGGCGGCGTCTGCCGGGTTGCTGTAGTTCTTAGCGCGCATGGTCTCGCGCACACCTTCTTCCTGAATGTGCTCATACCACGGCTTCTCGCCCAGCGTCCATTTGCCGCCCTCGGCTGATTGCCAAGGGAACACCGTCACGCCGTCGGTTGGTGTTGCTGCCGGTGTAGCCGGTGTAGCAGGTGTAGCGGGTGTAGCAGGTGTAGCGGGTGTAGCAGGTGTAGCGGGTGTAGCAGGTGTAGCCGGGTCCGCCGTGCTAACTGGAGTAGGTGCAGTCGGGGTCGTTGGGGTGATCGGATCAGACATGGGGTGTATCCTTTAGCCTTCGGTTTGGGTTTTTACGTGGTACTTCATCAGCGTTGTGTAGTCCAGTCGCGAGAACTTCATTATCCGGTGGAACACTTCGCTGCGCCCGGACAACATTGCGTGCACGTTAGGGTCCGGGTGGAACGTTGACGCAAAGCCGCGACAGAACGTAGCCAAGTCCTGCATGACAACTTCCACGTCTCCGTCTTGGGGCTTGCCCGCCTCGAACAACCTGCGGTAAGCCATAACCAGCCTCTCGTTTTTCACACCCGCTTCGGCATGTGCCTTGTCGTGCGCTTCTTTAAACTGGTCCTGTATGCTCTTTTGCTCGTCTGGGTCCAACGGGTCAACGGGCTCTACGTAGCCCTCGCCGTCGTAAAAGCTATCTGGTTCTGCCATTACCCGTTAACCTCTTTCATCGCCTTAGCTACGGACGCAGCGGCTGGGGCCGCGTTAACCATCTCCTGACGTTCGGCCTGCGCGCTGCGCTGGTCCCTTATCTGCTTCTTAACCGCGTAGTCGTTCATCCAGCGCTCTGGAGTAGACAGGTTAGTCGCGATCTCAGGTATGGCGCGGTCGAAGTTAAAGTTGTCCAAAGGCTCTAGGTCGCCCGTGGCCGTGGCGAAGTTTATAGCCATCTCAGCCGTACGCATGAAGCCGCTTATCTCTTCTGCGTATTGGTTTTTTGCCAAAGGGGACGTGTACGTAACGGTGTAGTCCCCCTGCGCCTCTACCAGCTCTGGCGGGGGCGGAGGTAGCATGCCGAGCTCTGTCAGCACTTCTATCTCGCGCTGTATCAACGGGCCTAACCATTCCGCGTGCATACGCGCCATCGCAGGGGCCAACAGCGCCGAACGGTCCGCAAGGCGCTCAATCACCTCGGTAGCAGTCATCTGAGGCGTCTCTTGCCAGAACTCGAATAGCTTAACGAAGAAGCTATCTTCGATGTCGCTGCGCTCGTCGGCGAGTATAGCCTCCGCAGGCTGGAAGCGCCCCGGCTCAAGCACGTGCACTAAGCGGTTGCCGTTCGCGTTCACGGCCCCGAAGTTAACACGCCCCGGTGTTAGGTCCATACGGCCATTCATAGACCCGTCATCGTGCGCTAAGAGTACGTGGTCTGTGGCGCGCTGACCAGCCTTTAGGTATGACTTCTTCGTCGCGCTGGCGGTGCCAAGCGCGCCCATAGCCACAGCCGCTGGCGCGAAGCCGTACGGGTTGTCTGCCTCTGTGTACGTACGCGGTGTTAGGTACGGTAGCGAGTTGAAGCCCTCTTCCTCGCCTACGAACACCCGGTCCTCGACGCACAGGTAGCGCCCACGTACCGGGTAGCGTTTATTGTCCAACGCTTGCGGGTCGAACTCGTTCTCGAACTTAACGCGCACCGAGTGCACAAACTCGAAGTATTTCTCTTTGTCTGCACTAGAGTTGCTGTTATCCGCAACGGCCAACGCAGGCGGCAAACTCTCACCGGGGAACGCGAACTTAAAGCTATCCACCGTATAGAATATGCGCCGGAACACGTGATACGGGTCGCCGTTTTCGTCCGTAAGTATGTACACGTCGCGCAGGTTGGACGCTTTGTAGCGCACGCCGCCAGCGCGATCTCGCGGTGTTATACGCCGCTTTCCTATGAACGCCGGGCCAATTCCGTAGCAACCTATCGACCCGTACACCTCAGAGCTGCACTGCTCGAAACGTGACATCGGTAGGTAGCGCTGGTGGAACAGACTGCCGGTAACTTCGTCAAAGTACAGCTTGACCCTGCGGCTGCGCTTTAGCTCGTTGTCGCTCGGAGTGAGCTGGTGCCAGCGCTGCGCCATAGGCGTCAGCATGCGCATCAGAACCGCCACGTACTTAGGGAGCGAGCGCACGCCGGTAGTATCGTACGCGACACGACGCGCAGCTTCTCGCATGTGGCTGCTCGTTACGGAGGGGCCGTCCGTCACCCAACCACCGTATTGTCGTGGCATACAGTACGCGCTAGCCATGCGCCACTCGTTCTCGTTGACCGAGCGCATGGTCTTGGCCCGCTGATACACGCGGAGTTCGGCTTCGGCGTCGAGGCTACCGTACTGCATGTTATACCCCACCTGACCCGCCGAGCAGCCTTACGGCGCTGCTCTGCGATCCTTCACTAACCCCTGTGCTGCCCGTGAGCAGGCTGCTCGCCCGCCCTCGTGCACGGTTATAGTACCGGCGCTTCTGATCCGCAGCCGCTGCCGCCACCTGTTCGTCTGTGCGATCCGGCACCGCAGCCTCTTCCGGGGCTGGCGGCGCTGGCTCCACTGCGGGTGCCGGAGTGGGTTTAGGCTTCGAGAATAGGCCGCCCATGTCAAAGCTCCATAGCTAGCGGGTCATCGTGCAGCACCGCTATCGTCTTGTTGGCTAGCGATGCAAACCTGTCACTGTCGCGCCGTGGCACCGTGACTGCAAAGGTCAGCGCAAGCATATCCCCTTCGTCAGGCGAAGGCAAGCGCCGCTTTTTCATGTCAGCTTTAGCTTCCAGCTTAATGCGCTGCTCGTGCCGGTCCAGCCCGTACAGTATGTGCACCAAGTCCCTGTACAGCTCCGTCTTCTCCGGGTCTTCGCCTTCCTTAAGGGGTAGGCACCCGCCTTCGTATATCCAGTCCCGCATCAGAGCCCATATCTCGGCCCTACGGTTAAAGTACAGGTCGAACCTGTGCGCAGCAGCTCCGGGGTGCACTTCTACCACCTTGTACCCTCGGTCCCTTAGCATGTCGATCACACCAACGCCCGGCCCGGTGCTCTCTATCACAATCACGTCCGGCTTGTGCTTGTTAGCTTCCATCATGGCTATCTCGGCCACCTTGGTCGTGCTCTGTCCTTTTATACGTATACACGGTCTAGACCTGTTGTCCCTACCCTGCCGGAAACCTATAACAGTGCTGTCGTCACCGAACCGCGCAACGTCTATCGCCATTATAAGCGCGGCACCGCTATCGCCCACAAGAGGCCGCGCCATTGCTTCTACTACAGCGTCCTTGCTAATGAAGCCGTTATACGACTGCGCCGGGAACTCGCCTTTAACACGTATGCGCACTTCGTCGCTATCGTCACCGTATTTACTTATTATGTGTTTGATGGCTAGCTTGTTCGTGTGGCTGACCTCTCTACTGTCCACCTTCATGGTGTAGTACAGGTCTTTGTGTTTGTCGAAGCAATCCGCGAACTCGCCCTCCGGCCTCGTAGGGTTACCGAACGCGAAGAAGAACGCCTCGCCGTCCGTAAGCGCGCCCTCAGATACCTCCCACACTTTAGGCAATACGCCGGACGCCTCGTCGAACATAATGAACACAGTGCCCGTTTCGTTGTGCAGCCCCGCAAACGCCTCCGTCTTGTGCTCAGACACCGTGGCGGCGGTGACCATGTAGTTCTTCTGCTTGTCCGCTGGGTACTTCTTAAAGTAGAACGACGTAGCCGTCCACTCGAACCAATGCTTGTTCATGGCTAGGCTGTGCCACTTGGCTAGTTCAGGCCACGTCTTGTCTTCTAGCTGGAATTGCGTACTCGCGGTTACGACCCCACGCGTATCCACCCGCGTTGACATTAGGAAGTATATCAGCCACGCTACTATGGCGGACTTCCCTACGCCGTGCCCAGACGCTATGGCGCTGCGCCACACTTCCATGTCAAGGCCCATGCCCGCCAACAGCCCGTTCTCGCGTATGTGGTCGCCTATCTGTATTAGTAACTTCTTCTGCCACGGCTCTGGACCGCGCTTATTGTGCAGCGGGTTAAACGACCCGTCCGGCAGACACGGCTCGCCCCAAGGGAACACCGCCATGACAAGTCCGTAAGGGTCGTCATAGAACTCCGCTATGTACGCCGCTAGCGCCTCTTCGGTATCCGTACTTAGCTTAAGGTTGCTCATAGGCTGGGGTTCCTATATCCTGTGCTCGGAGGTGGCGATGAACAGTTACGATACTTACCCAAAGTGCCTAGAGGCTATCCGCTTGATCTCTGAGGGGCGCACGCACACTGTGGCCTGCGGGCAAGTCGGCATAACGGTAGCAGCGTTTCGCAAGCACTGCAAGGCCAACGAGGAACTCGGGGACGCCCTCGCGGAGGCAGACCAGCTCAGCTATGACGCCATGGTGGACGCTCTTCTGGAGCCAGACGCCCATCCGCTATACGGCTCTACGGACGCCAAGGTCATGAGCATAGTCTCGAAGAACATCCAATGGTTGGTGGCCCGCCGCGATCCCAAGCGCTACGGGGAGCGCATGTCTGTTGACGTCAACGTCACAGCGGATAAGGCCATAACCAACGCCTTAATGCAAGCACGGCGTAGGGCTATAGGAACGACAACCTCCGCGCCCATTATAGACGCGGAGGTTGTTGAGGACGTGGGGGACGACGTGTCCCACTTGCTAGGGTTCGACCTTAGTTCGTCTTAACGCCGCACAGCTTTTCCAACACTGCCACTCGCTGTTCGAGGCTAGCGATGTACGCGGAGTACATCTCGTGCTTGTCGTCGTCTGGCGCGTCGCACAAGTGCTTCGACATCTGCCCAGCTTTCGGGTTTACCTTGGCGTAGCCGAACCGTTCTGGTAGGTAGGTGTGCCCGTCTTCTTCTGGGCCTTCGTTGTCTGGCGTAGCGCTGAGCGTGGCGTAGTCACGTGCTGCGTCTGCTTGCTCAGAAGTGATCGGCACAAAGTTGATCGGGTCGAAGCCTTTGGGGTATGCCAGCACCTTAACGATGTCTAGGCTAGGCGTACGGTGCACGATGGTCGCGTAGTCGAGGCCTTCGATGTCGGCATCAATGAACCCGAGCTTAGAGTTAGCGGCGCGGTCGTACAGCTCTGGACTTACGCGCGTAAAGCCTGCGGGGTACCCGCGCTCCAGTAAGCAGAACACACGCGCGCACACCAAGAACGCATCCGGCAGCTTTAGCTCTTCGGGGAAGCTGTCGAATAGCGTGGTCGCGTTTTCGAGCACAGTCAGCGCGCCGTCTTGGCCCGCCACTGACTGTAGGGCCATCATCAGCCCTTGTGCGTCGGCGTACGGTAAGGCGACCGGCAACACTGCGATCACGTCGGTACCGCTGCGTATGCATGTAGCCGAAGCGTCACCGCCCGGCTTGGCAGCGTCAACGCCGATAACCCAGTCGTTGGTCTCAGTGTAACTTTCTGCCGCGTAGGCTGCGCTATCATCCCCGCTCGGGCTTGGTACCGGCGCTTCGGCCTCGTCCCCATCCTCGTCCTTATACACCTTGGTTACGATGCCCTGCTTGTCGTCGATCATGATACTTGCAGCTTCCCACTGCATCAAAGCGAAACGCTGGTTGCTAGCCACGAAGGCTTCGTACGCGTCCCAGAACAGCTCTTGCGTCTGGAACACGTGCATGCAGTTGTCGTCGATAGCGTAAACGTTTACGACGTCGCCATCCCCGGCCAGCATAGTTAGGGCCCCGCGCTGCAACGCCGTGTCGTATTCTGATCCGTCAATGCGGAGGGTGGACACTTCCCACCCGCCTTTTGCGTCCGTAGGAGTAATGCCGATGGCAGCAAGCTCCTCGACTAAATCCGCTGGCAGCGTATCTGGTAGTACGAACGCGCCGGACATGCTACCTGCCAGACGCTCTGTTATCGGCGCAGGATCACCGTACACGTGCTCGAACGCACCCTCGCCGTCTAGCAGGTCTTGAAGCTTGTCGAGACCGTCTGGGGCGTCGGCTACCGGGCCTTCCTTTTCCGCAACGCCGTGCACAACGCGCATGCTTGCTTGGTGTTGCCGGGAGAACTCGGGGTACACGCGTTCAACTTCGGCACGCGTGATCTTGTTCGTCGCGTCCACCATGCCGAGCTCGCTCATGGCCTTCTCGACGGCGGCCATCTTGACCTTACCGTCGGCGTTCCACGCGCTGTCGTCGTCTGGGTCAAGACCGCTTAGTGCGCCTGTCAGCGCTTCTGCAAATAGACGGTCCTGCTCTTCGAGCTGGTTAACGTTATCACTCATTGGTGCTATCCTCTTTCTTTGGTACTACGGCCAAGTCTAGGCCCAGTGTGTTGAGCACAGCACGTACACTTGCTATGCTAGGTGAACGCACGTGCCACATGTACATGGCGGAGGCGGCGATACCGGACCTCTTAGAGATGTTCGTGAAGGTTATCTTGCGGTCCAGTGCTTGGTCAACTATTTCCCTTATGGCCGGGTCAGCCGACTTGAAGCGGAGCCGGTAGTCACGATCTGGCAGGCGTTTACGACCCCTTGGCATCGTCACCTCCACTTGCGGGTTTAACGCGCTTAGCCTGCATCGCGTTTAGGTACTGGTTGCACATGCGCATTAGCTGCGTACCGAACTCTTCGTAGCCCGCTGTGAGGCACAGACTGCCAAAAAGTTTAGCGGCAGCCGCTGCGCGCTCGTCGTTCGCCACGTCGAGCACTACGTACACCGCGCCCGGAACATCGCGGCCGTCTGTGCGCTTGACTTGGTACTTGTTGTACACGCCAAGCTTCTTATCGTCCGCCTTTTCTACGTACACGTTAAGGTCGCGCACTAGCCCGATGTGGTGGCCGTACGGCGGGGTCTCAATGTCGTCACGCTGCAACATGTACTTTAACAGCTCTTTGCCTTGACGTGGCGTTACAGTCACTGGTGGGTTGCGTAGCGCGCCGGGGGTGGCCATAGCGCGCTGGTAGTATTCCAGTACGCGATGCACACACATAGTGTCCAGCTCGTGTTTTGGGATGTCGCCCGCATCGGCGGGGTACCCTTCTAGGCTGTTAAGCGCGGCGTTTAGCATTGCGCCCATAGTCTTGCCACCACGGCGGCCACCGCTGACAAACCGCACCTTGGGCGGCCTTGCCTGCATCACGTGGTTCTCGTCAGCCTCGCGCAGACACTTTAGTATCTCCGGGGACACGAGGGGTGGTACCTCGTCTTCGACCGGCACGTAGCGCGGTAACTTACTGTTGATGAAGCTGGCACGTTTAGCTTCGCACTGGCTACACAGCGTCACACCGAAACGCGAGCTATGGTGATGGTTCCACGCCTCGCCGCAGTCAACGCACTCTTTACTATCCTCACTCATTGGGGTCTTCTCCTCTATACGCCGTTAAGGTTAGGAGGCAGGACAAGCCGTCTGTTACGATAGGCTCACACCCTGCGCGCAGGATGCCTAGTACGCCCGCCTCCTAATTTTCACGATAATAGAACTTGACATGTTATGCAAGAGCTTTTATTGTCCGGGGTGACGTGATGACCACCGTAAAGCTCCCGCTTCCCTCGGTGGGCATGATGCCTCCCTCGTGGTGAGGGTTCTGGAAGCACTCACCGCGCCCAAACTCCAAGCCCGGTTAGCCCTTGTGCTCTCCGGGCTTCTTTTTGTCCGCTATCAGGGTGATCGGTGCTCCCCGCACTTTTAGGGCTCAACGCGCTATACGCAACGGTTTCAGGTGATCGGTTGCTTTTGGTTAGCACGGGTGCTATCAGTAGCATAGCTGCTATGCTAATTTTTATTTTTCACGTGCGCTCTGGACTATGGGGGTCTGAGGGGATTTACCGCGATGGTGGCATGTTTAGGGGTACCCACCCCCCGCACCCCCTTAGCACAAATGACAAATGGAAGATGCCCAACGGCGCGCCGAGCGGGGCGGGCTAGGGGCCGCTAAGTCATTGATAACATTAGGCTAGCACGCGTACTATCCCATAATATACATTATGACAAATATAACACTGAGCAATATCAAGGGCTTAGCGTTCTGGCAGTGCTATGAGTGTAGGAATAGGCAAGGCTAGTAGCACTGTTAGCACGGCTGCCACGCTATGAGCACGGCTAGCACAGCAACCACGCTAATCATCTCCGTGCGCGCGTGGCAGGGTAGACAAAATGCCCGATGGGCTGCCCAGCGCACTCCAAGCACATAGCGTCTATGTCGTAACCTACCGTCAATAGCACCCCATTTAGCACCCAATGCATCATTTCGACCTTATAGCCCCTTTACCCTCCTTCACCCCTAACCGTAGCACTCATGCCCTAGCGGCACTCTCCCCCCTAAAGGGGGGAGTGCACGCAAAGGGGCTGAATGCACAGGTTAACTTAACAACTATTCTTCCTTTAGCACCCGATCACGTTCCGAATGGTTAAATCAACCTCTCGCACCCTCGCGCGGCGCTTGTTGTGTTAGCGTGGATGCTATGCTACAATGACGCCAACGCAACGAACGGAGTGGACCCGATGGACTATACTGTAATAACGTTTCTGTTGGCACTTGTTGTCACGTTTGCCATGATAATGGTACGCGCGTACACAATAGCCGCGATGGCGCTTTGTGTGCTTGCAGGCTTCGCACTCGGTCTCGCGCTCCGAACTCTTGGAGGTGCGTTATGACGCCACTGTCACTAGCACTCATACTAATAGCACTCTGGGCACTCGGGGCGCGCACTAGCGCACTCTTCATGCTCATGGTGCTTATTGGTTCTATCGTCACACAAGCTTAAGGAGCGGACGCCATGCCCCCGGATAACGGCAACAACGGTAACAACGGTAACGGTAACAACGGTAACGGTAACAACGGTAACGGCAACAACGGCAACAACGGTAACGGTAACGGCAACAACGGTAACGGCAACAACGGCAACAACGGTAATAACGGCAACAACGGTAATAACGGCAATAAGCCACCGTTCAACCCGTCGCTCACCCGTGCCAAGGGCCGCCAGATGCGCAGCGCACCCCACAACGTGGTTAAGCGTGTCACGCGGGTTAATGGCCGCGACCACGTTGTGATAATGCTAGCTGACGGGGGCCCGCAGCCTTTCCGTTACTATGAAGATTGAGCGTGCATAACAAACTTGTTGACACAACGCCCCGCGCTACTGTATTAACGTACATGAAGCGCGGGGCGTTCTGCTACGTGCACTACGTAAGAGGGCTACACAATGACCAAAGTGTTGATTAGATCGTACCGCACCGAACCGCTCAAAGGTAAGGCTGTTGCTATCTTCCCCGAGCTGTCTGCATCACGTGACGGTAGCAAAATGGTCTGCTACGACCAAGAGGGCCACAACTCTATGAGCCTTGGCGCTATGGTAGAGCTTACAGAACGAACCGACGATTGCGACATTCAGGCGATGGTGCTTAACCGTCTTAGCAGCATTGGCTACCAAGACTTGGAGCTGGTGCAGGACTTCACCGTTGCCATGTACACCGAGCGCAAAGCACAGGCCGCCAAGGACTGGGCCGCTTGCGCTAACTCCTAAGCTGTCTTTCGATGCGCCTCACCTACCGGGGCGTATCAATGGACAACTAAGAGGGTTACATCATGAACTGGTACAGGATAACAAAGAGCGACTACTACGCGCGTGGTGCCATGCGCAACCCGGACCTAATGCGCAAGGCGGACGCAAAAGGCCGTTGGAAATACTACGCTAAACACTAAGCAATGGGAGTACCAAATGACACACATTAAGCTAACCAACCCGACGGGGCGCAGTACAGAAGCCCGCGTGCTTGAGTACAATGGCGACGAATACTTCTTTAGCTACCAGACTTGCGTGGCCTTTCGGGGTATTGCGTCGGACAAACAGTACCGCAAGATTAAACGCAAGAACAAATGGGGGCGCACCACGAGCAAACACTTTAAGGAGATGGGGTGCGCAGACTTCCAAGAGATTGAGGACGCGGACACGTTCGCCGCGCTACTCCCTTAAGCTGTCTTTCGATGCGCCTCACCTACCGGGGCGTATCAATGGACAACTAAGAGGGTTACATCATGAAAATAACTATCAAAGTTCTACCCGAGGGCTGGCGCGACGAGCTTAACGCCACATACCGCCAACGCCCAGCCGCAGCGGACGCGCTGCGCCGCGTGGTTGACGTGCTGACCCGCAGCCAAGCCGAGGCAGACACTAAGCTAGGGCTCAAAGCTCACAGCGAAGCGCGGCGCGTTGCGTCCATGATCGAAAACCACAGCGCGGGTGGCACCGTTCAGGTGCGGGACTATACTGTAATCGCCACGGTGTCACGCCATGCGTAAGACAACTGACACGGTAGCGGCTATAATATTCGTAACGTGCGTAGGGTTAGCGCTTGGGAATAGCCTGCTTTGCGCAGTAGTGGAGTTAGCAACACAATGAAAGAGCTGTATACGTTGCACGTAAGCAACCCTAAAACGCCGTGGCGCTTTGGAAAGGTGCTTAAGTTCACAAGCAAGGCGGGGCGCTCTTGCGTGTCCGCTCGCCTACGCAAAATAGGGCTTAGCGTCGAAAAAGGCGAGAGCGAATGGTGCAACGCGCACCCAAGCACCGCAGAATACGCTATGCGCAAAATATTCGGCATGGAAGAGGCCACCAGTGATGAGTAAGGGTGGAAAACAGCAATACGCATACCTAGCCGCAGACTTGGCCGCAAGTGGCGATGATCAAGCAGGTTACGCCGCGTGTGCGCGCGGTGGTCTGGACCAACAAAATACAATCGTAGTTATGGCGCGCGACATACATGCACGCATGGTTAGCGAAGTTAACGACTTAGGAAGCCGATCTGCGGAGCTGTACAAGCTCCCTAGTGACATAGGTGACGGTTACTACCTAGCTGCCATCGTGGCGGTGGGCGCGTGCCATATAACCTTGTTAAACCACTGCACACGGGGTGAGGCCCTCGTCCACACTTCTTACATAAACGGAGCGCGCAAGGCTCCACCGACGGAACTTAGCCAGCACGCCAGCGAGACCCGTGCGCAATTCCTAGCGCGTGGGGAAGCTGTAGTTAGAGCGCTAGCAAGGGAGTTAAAGCCATGAGCAATTATGTACACGTTAGCAAGCGCGTCGGGTTGACCCTACTTACCATAAGCACGGCTAAGGGCACTGTCACAGCGTACCTAACGGACAACGAAGCAAAAGACTTGACAGGTAACATAGAGCATGCTACGTACTTGCCCTACGTAGACAGCCTACCAGTCATAGAACTATCTAACCCGATTAATGAAAAGGAATAACACAATGTCTAGAACTCACAACGAAGTCGCGCACCTTTGGGCAAACGGTACCCGCACTAACCTACGCGGCTTTAATATGTTTAGTGACGGCAGCACCATCTACAGCTACGGCCGCCACTTCCCGATAGCCCGTAAGCTTGGGACTACATACAACAACTGCGAAGTTGTGCTGTTTAACTCCAATGGTTACAGCGTCAGCACAGCGAAACATAAAACCATCGTGTATCGCGCGCTCAACCGCGACACGTTTAAGATATTCACAGTGCCGAACGTGCAACCTGCTAACTGTGAATGGACGCGCGACCTTAGCCCAGAGCTGCATGCCGAAAACGTACAAGCGTATTGCGCCGACATTCTGGACTACATCGAAAAGGCAGAACGCGCTAGAAAGCACGGGCATTACCATGCGCGCCGCGCACAAGACATGCTAATTGAGCTAAACGAGTACGTAGACGCGTTTGGCCTTGGCAGCCCGGATATAGACGTTCATAGCCTACAGCAGCGCGCCGAACAGATGCTATCCGTTGCTCAGAGAGCGCGACGCCTTGACGACGAGCGCCGTGCGGCGCGTAGCGAAGAGCTAGCGCAACAGTGGGCGGAGGGCGCGTCGACTGAATGCCCCCATACGCCGGTCCCATACGTGCGCGTCAATGGTAATCTGATCGAGACCTCTTGGGGTGCTAAAATCCCGCTCAGGACGGGCTTGTTGCTCTTGGACATGGCTACCCGGTGCCGAGATGGTCAAAAGGCCTTCACGCCCGATAAAAAGCACCCTGTGGGCGCGTTCTATCTGGATCGGATCGACGCGGACGGGACTTTACACGTCGGCTGTCACCATCTGCCTTATGACCGCTTGTATAGCGCGGCCATGATAGCAGGTGCTGAGCTCGTGCCGTCGGGCTTTTGGCGTATACCAGAAAGCGCGTAGTTTTCACCGTGCGCACCTTGAGGGGTGCGTACGTATGAACACTGCACAACTAGGAGGGCGGGATATGCCTATATACCATAAGAGTTCAGCGAACCATAGAACCCCTGAGCGAGGATATACTATGTGCCTGCGCGCGGGCACGGTATCGCTACAGCAGCGGGGCCCAGACGATTTTATAGTCCGTTACGGCATGCAAGTAACCGACGGGCTAGGCTACGCGCACGCTGCTAAAGAGCTAGGCCAATGCCTTATGCATCAAGCCGCGTGCGGTGGTAAGCTAGATAACGCGGGGGGTTAGACCATGGCATACGTGGCGCGGTTTAACCTGCCGCTGGTAAATAGGTGGTACACTTGCGTTAAGTGCAAAACACTTAAAGTGTTTAAGACTGACCACACTGGCAAGGTGGTAGGGCACTGCCCAACGTGCGGTAAAAAGAAGCCGCACTATTACTCTGGAGTTGTGAAAAATGAAAGTAAGACTAAGTAGCGGCGAGCACGCAGGCTTTGTGCAACCTACCGTCATGTACTCTCGAAAGGATGCCGAGGCATGAGGCAGCACATACGCGCGGCGCTAAGGGAAGCCAAGCGCCAAGGTGGGCAGGCGGAATACGTGCCGTCCACCCCGCACGGGGTTATACGCCTAACAGACCCGAGAGGGCGAACATGCGAACTGCGGGTGTCTACATCGCCGCGTTGCATGGCGCACGTAGCTAACATAGTGCGCGGGCAGGTGCGCAAGTTTATGAAGGGTGGCGACCTGCCACGCCTACCGGATCAGGAGAGAAGCCATGGTTAGCAAGCTAGAGGACTACGCCATAAGGCAGGCCATCAAGCACATAGACGCGGCTGTTAAGGAGCTTAACGCTACGGACGACATGCCGCTAGGCAAAGAGGCCGGGAACATCCGCAACGCTAGGGCGCAAGCCGGGGACGCGAGAGGCGTCCTTATGGCCGTCATAGATCAAGACTTCATATGAGGAGAGAAGCCATGAACATGATTAAGCTAAAGGACTGGGTACGAGAGGCGCATAAAGTCAAAGAGCTGCACGACGCTACATTAAAGGCGTACTGTAGCGGTAATGGCTACCCCCACGCCTCGCTGTTTATGACCATAGAGCTGCATGACAAGCACCTCGCTATTGAAGTGCGCGCGTATGATTGCTGCCCGGCCACTAACGCGGGCGCGCGGAGGGAGCTCACGTATGAGGAGCTTAACTGCGCCCCTGTGAACATACTCGCGCGCAACGCGGAGTTTGCGCTCCGAGACCTCAAGCGCTCTGTCATAAGTAACATTGACAACGCGGTTTGATACGTGGTTAAAAATACCTGTTGACACGCATGTATGATACGTGCATAACTTGTTTCGCAACACTCAAATGCTCAACCCAACGTGGAGACCTACAATGGATTTTAAGATCGAAAAGAACATCCCGGTACCGGCTGCGACTTCAAGCACGCAAGACGCGAAGTACCCGCTTGACGACATGGAAGTCGGCGACAGCTTCCTTATCCCGGTCGAAGTACCGGCCAGCGTTAAAGGCGACAAAGAACGCGCTGCTGCATTTGCTGATGAAGTCAAGACCTTCAAAAACCGCTTGACCGGCGCGTTTGGCCGCTACCGCAAGAAAGACGGCAACCAAGCCAAGCGCTTTGTCAACCGCACCGTCGAAGGTGGCGTGCGTGCGTTCCGCGTCGAAGACCGCAAGACAACTGCCGCGCCGAACGTGGCAGCCCCGAAGCCCCCAGTGGCCCCGAAGCCCCCAGCGGTGAAGGGTAAGTAACCCCACCCAACGCCGCGTAGCCCCGACGTCTCTCCCTGCGTCGGGGCTTTATTTTTCCCTAAGCTAGGAAAGAAACCATGGAAACTCTAACGCTCGAAGGACTGGTCGGCAGCAAAGACGACATCATGGCCGAAATGCTGCGGCACCCGTCGGTAAATGGCAAGAAAAGCGTAACGCCAGAGACGGCGCTTAAGGCAGCCTACAACGCGGTCGAGAACGCCGTGATCGTTAACGTACAGGCCATGCTACAGCCTCAGCTTAACGAAGCGTACGACCTGCACTGTATGATCTCTGGCGGCCCGGATGATATCACCGACGCCAACGCTGACGACTGGCACGAAGCCCTCGACACTGCGATTGAGAACGCGGTGCAGCCATACAACGAGTACCTCTCGCAGGACTGGCTTGGTAAGAACACAATCGACACGCGTGCGCACGAGCAAGGGCGCATAGAAGCCATCGCGAAGAGCGCGGCTATGGAATGCTTTAAGCAGGTGTGTAGCACCCGCAAGCCCGGACAAGTTCTTGCGGCTGTTGGTATCCTTAAGTCCGATGTCGAGGCCGTGCTGGAAAGCGTGACAGACGACGATAACGCCGACGCGCAGCCCATGGCCGTGCAAGCGCTCAAAGAGATCGCGTCGGTGCTGTCCATCTTCTACGTGAGCGCCGACACTTTTGACTTCGCTAACTTGAAGGACGAACTTGACAGCCTCACCGGCACCGACGAGGTGCTATCTGGCGGGGCGGCTTCACGTCTGGAAGTCAACGAAGACGGCATGCGCGCTTTGACCAAGTACCGCAACGTACTGGCGTCCGGCGGCAACGGCGACCCGATGCAAGAACTCGTTGGCATGGTCGAGGCGCTGCTCGAAAACCCATCGGCATACGACGACCTGCTGGTCAGCGCGGCCAAAGCTGCTAAGGCAGAGAAGCCAAAGCGCAACACCGCCAAAGGCAAGGAAGCGGCAGCGGCAGACGCTGCGGCCAACGGTCTCGACCCCGAAGTGCTAGCCATCCTCAAGGCGCGTACCACGGTGAAAGACAAAGACATTGGCGAACAGCTCGGTATGTCCCGCGCGTCGTTCAACAACAAGTGCAACGGCAAGGGCGACCCCATCACCGAGCCAGAGCACAAGCGCATAATTCGGGACATCCTGATTGAGTTCCGAGACGACCTTACCCGCGCCGTTGAGCTTATCGGCGACATCGACGCGTGACGCGGTGCCGCACCTCTCAAGCTGGGGACAGCTCTTGGTGCGTTGAGTGCGGGGTGCGATGGGACACTAACGACCCTTCGCCCCCTGCCTGCCCGATCCAGCCTCAAGGCGTGGGCCTGCTGGACCGGGTGTGCTTTGGTGTCGGCATGACCCCCAAGCAGCTAGCCAAGGCGCTTAACCTGAGCTACCGGAAGGACGTCAAGCCCCTAGTGGGCGTGCCATCCGCAAAGGTAGCCGACGCCGATCTGGACGAGCTATGGCACGCGTTGCTACGGCTGGTCAACGAGCGTTTCGGCCTGCTCATGGCCGTGCGCGAAGAGGTGAACATGAAGCTACAGTCTGACCGTAAGCTCAGGCTAGTACGCAGAGAAGCCATGAGGACCAAGCAATGACCGACCTGTCAGGCAAGGTGAGAACGTTCGAGATAGCCGTAGACGTAACGGTGCCGCTGGAGGGCTCTCTGGGAGACTGGCCCGCCAAGGTACAAGACGCCATATACGAGGCGCTCGCCCGTAAGTCACTTGAGGTTGAGCTGCCGCTCGCGATCACGCACTCGCACTGCGAAACCAATCCCGGTGACGAGGAGGGCGACCCAGACGTACACTCGCTCATAGTGTACGCGTCTGAGATCGTCATGATGGACCACGGGCCGACGAGGCATTAGCATGGTTGATAGATACTACTCGGCTATGGAGATCGACAAGACGTGGCTGTCTAAGACCGGGCAGGAAGTGTGGCTGTCTGGGTGGTCCGTCAAGGATAGGCAGAGAGGCAGCCGCGAGGTGTGCTTTTGTGAAAACGAGGGCGAGGCCCGGCGCATAGTGGCCGCCCTGAACCGTGAGGACGAACCCCAATGACGTTAGTGATGGGCGTTGACCCCGGAAAGGATGGCGCGATAGCTTCGGTTGATAGCGACACGGGGCGTATAGTCGCGATGCATGACATGCCGACTTGGAACCAAGCCATCGGGCAGTCTAAGCGCAAGCGCATAAACCCAGTTGCTGTGTCTGAGATATTCCAACTGGCTAAGATGCTCGGCGTCGAGATGGTTGTGATCGAAGCCGTGGGCGGTAGGCCGCGCCAGTCCGCCATGAACGCGTTCACGTTTGGCTACGGCGTGGGCTTGGTTTTCATGGCGTGCATAGCGCACCAGCTACCCATAGAGAGCGTGCCGCCCGCGAGCTGGAAAAAGCTGCTCAACGTACCGGGCAAGAGCAAAGCGGACGATACGGCGATCATGACGAGGGCGGACGAGATGTTCCCCGACGACCGACAGCTCTTTAGGGGGCCCAAAGGTGGCAACCGGGTGGACCGCGCCGAGGCCGCCATGCTGGCTAAGTTCGGGTGCAGGCATTTGCTCCACGAGCGCGGCCAGAGCCCGGATAGCGAGGGTCGCATGCTGTATAACGTAGACGCGGGGGCATGATGTCGCTGCTTAAGCCGTTCGAGTATCAAGTAGAGGGCGCAGCGTGGTTGGCGGGGAGACGCAGGGGCGGGCTTCACGACGAGATGGGCGTCGGTAAGACGGCCACTGCCATACTCGCACTGGATAGCATACGCGCCGAGCGTGGCATAATCGTGTGCCCTGCTATGCTTAGGGAGAACTGGATACGTGAGTTCCGTAGGTTCTCTTCGCGCTCCGATAAGCTGCGCCTGTGCAAGGGCCGCACCATACACGACTACGTTGCGTGGTCTCGTGGCCGGTATAACTTTCTTATCACATCGTACGAGCAGGCCACCAACTGGCACCCGCACATAATGGATCGCGGCGAGCTGATAGACGCAATCGTGTGTGACGAGAGCCACTTCCTGAAAAACCCAGACGCTAAGCGCACTAAGGCGGTGTTGGGCCCCGGACTGGACGGCGTTGGGGGCTTGGTAGGGTGGGCGGACGCAGCGTGGAACTTGTCCGGTACGCCAATACCCAACGACCCTATAGACATATACCCGTTCCTACGCTTCACGCATTGTATGCCGCTGGGCCGCACCGCGTTCATGAAGCGCTACTTTAACTCTAGGTTTAGCACCTACGGTTCTAAGCAGACGTGTAAAGAGGAGACAGTTGCAGAGTTGAGAGCCCTCATAAACAACAATGCCTTGCGTCGCACGAAGAACAGCATAGGCATGCAGCTACCTCCGATATTCATGACGAGCATGCTCGTTGACGGGAACACGCAGCACGTGCTTGATATGTTCCGAGAGCACCCCGGCCTAGAGGACGCAGTGCTACGCGCAGTTGAGCAGGGAAGCCTTAGCTTTATCGAAGCGCAGCACGTAGCTACACTTAGGCGGCTGGTCGGAGAGGCCAAGGCGATACCCTACGCTAAGCTGCTATACGACGAGTTGGTAAGCGGGCAGACGGACAAGCGCGTAGTGTTCGGCATCCACAGGGACGCTCTTGAGTTCATACGGAGTTTCTTAGAGCGTAAGGGCATACGCTGCGTGATCGTGCACGGGGGCATTAGCGAGCGGAACAGGGTAGACGCGGTTAACGACTTCCAGAACGACCCAGAGTGCCGGGTGTTCATAGGCAATATCATGGCAGCCGGTACCGGGTTGACCCTCACTGCCGCGTGCGAGCTCGACATGCTTGAGAGCGACTGGACGCCCGCAGGTAACGCGCAGGCCATAATGCGTATCCATCGTATCGGTCAAGAGCGTAACGTGCGTGCGCGCTTCATAGCTTTAGCGGACACTATAGACGAAACGGTAATTCAGGTGGTAGCAGATAAGGTCGCTGCCATCGCCGAAATTGAGGGCCAGCAAATGCACGCAGCTCCCTCTTGACACTTCGACTTTGCGTGCGTAACTTGTTTATCGTTCAAACCACGGAGTAATCCCATGAAACTTACTGTTGATCTAGACAACCCGCAGGATGTCGCTAACGCGCTTGCGGTTCTCAAAGGTGCCGGTGGGGGCGTAACCCCGGCAGCAACAACCC